GTGCAAAGGCTTTCCTCTCTTCCTTGCTCTCAAATGCTAGATGGTACTGCTCGATGTCAAACCAAGAGACGAACAGGGCTTCGAACTGCGACTCTCCTTTCTTGGCGGATAGGTATTCGCGGTGGAAGAAGTTGCCCTCGCCGTTGGGCGTGCTTTCGTACACTATCATGGTGTTGGGCTGATAGAGCACACCCGTGGTGGCGGAGCGGACGATGTCTTCCGGGTCGCTCTTCTCCGTGGCTTTCCACAAGCCTACCTCCGACAAGTGGACAAGGTTGTAGTCGCCAGCGCGGCTGCTCTCGGTGCTCTCGGCAGTACCTATGTTGATGTCGCAATTGCGCTGCGGCACTCGGTAGATGCTGCCCGATTTGCCCACACCCACCATCTTCTTCTCGGCCTCGTTGTAGATGTCGCCCATGGCATGGAGCATCTTCACGGGGTATGCCCTAATCATCTTGTCGAACATGGCCTTGATTTTGTCCGATGCCGATGAGAGGTGAGCGATGATGAGGGAATTCAAGCCTACCTCATGCACCATCTGCAGCCATGCCATGTACAACTGGACACATGTGGAGCCACCCCATTGGCGTGCTTTCAGGATGATGAGACGGATGGGCTTGTGGGCTTTCCGCATCTTCTCCAAGCGTTCCACAAGCCTGCGTTGTGGGCGGTTGAGACGGAAGAGAACGTCTTTGCCGCCGCCCTTGCGCTTGATATAGACGAAGGTTGCTGCCCAGAATGGGAAGTCATACTTGACACGTATGCGGACGAACATCTCCACCACTTTCTCATAGGCCTCCTCGTACATCTCGGCAGTGCCTGTCATGAGACCTTTCAGCAGTTTCTTGACGCTGCCCGCCTCCTGCAGTGCCTTCACAAACGGCTCGTCCATCATCTCTACGGGGAGCCATTGGGTGGCAATCGGATAGTCGGCGATGGTGAACTTCACCCTCTCGCCTACACTATTCTCGCCTGTGATGGGATTAAATGTGCCAAAGAGAACAGACCGTCTGCGGTCGTTCTCTTTAAGCATCTCCAGTACATGGGTTTCTATGTCGTCTCTTCTTCCCAAATGGTAGGTGTTGGTTTCTTACTATGCTGCGCTCCTATCCCTCCAAGCAGGCATCAGGCCTCGCATCTGCTCGATGGACTTGGTGTCGGGATTGAGGTTGCCCTGAACCTGCTGGATGAGTTCGGGCGACACTCCTTCGGGCATCTGGCCTTGCTCTATCTGCTGGCGGTTGCTGCGGATGCTCTGCAGCAGTTCGTCTGCGCCGGGGATGTCGCTCACGCTCTCCAGCAACTGCTCCACGTTGATGGCTTGCGATTCGAAGAGTTTCATGTAGAAGTCATTGGCGAGGGCGCGGTAGACGGGGGTCTTGCGGCTCGGTGCAATGGAGACGTCGACCTCAATGTTAAGCACTTTGCTAGGACTCACAGGCACGCCCTTGGCCGTGCGGCCTACGATGTCGATAACCTTCTTCTCGTCGTAGCACTGTTGGATGTTCTTCACGTCCTTGTAGGCGGCATCCTGCTGGAAGTCGGCAAAACTCTCAAAGATGTCCACAAGGGAGGTGGCGGCACTCTGCATCATGGCTTGTGCATGACTTCCGCTCTCTCCGGCAAAGGAGGCTTTGCCCTGCATGGCTCCATTCACGCCGCTGATGTCTTCGAAGAACTTCAACTGCAGGCTCAGCAACTCGTGGATGCCTATGTTGGTGGAGTTGGCAGTAACCTGCTGTGGGACGTTTCCTGTCTTGCTTGGGGTATAGACTATCACACCATTGAACTTCGCCCAAGAGTCGGCAAACTCCTTCGGGTCGCGGCCTTCTAGGCAGTCCTCGGGGACGAGCAGCGCACCCTTGGCACTGGCCTTGATGATGAAGTCCTCTAGCATGATGAGGCGGTTGGTATAACGCTGCTGGTCTATGACATCGGCAACAAAGGAGTGTATCTCTCCATCGATGAAAGGATAGCCCTTGAAGACAAAGGGATGCCCCTTGTGGGCGTAGGGTGTCTCGCCCTCTTTCAGGATGTCGCCCATGGGAGAGAGGAAGTAGTAGTACCAATAGGAATCCATAAACCACTCCGCCTCGATATAGGGTATCTCCTCCTCCGGGATGCCGTTGGTGATACCTTGAATGCGTCGACGTTGGTTTTCGGCATAGACCATAGTGTTGTAGTCCTCGACGTCTATCTTGTATACCTCGCCGTTGTTCAAGTCGTGGCAGTGATAGCGCGGCTTGTTCTCTTTCTTCCATACCTCGATGACTCGGCAGAGGCATGGGTCGTTGGGGATAAGGAAGTCGTCGTAGCCCTGCTTTTGGCCGATGCCGAAACTATTCCAGTTGAATACTCCGCTCTTGGTGTCTCGCGCCTGCCCGTAGATTTCAACAAGTTTGTTGTAGTCGGCAGGGGTATGTGCGAACTGCGCACAGAGTGCGTTGAAGTCGTAGTCATGGAGCATGCCGACAATGGAACAATCCCATCCTCGGAAGTCGCGCATGTTGACATCAGGGATGAAACTATTGGGCTGCACATAGTCCGTCCAGCAGTCGTAACGATCGTTGCGCCATCCGAAAGTCTTGTAGTGTGCCACGAGGGCTCCGATGAGGAATTCCTCCATGGTGCGAGCCTCCAGTTCTCCCATGTGGTTCAACTGGCGGTTGTACTGCAGCAGCGTGCTCAGGGTCTCGGCCTCCTGCTGCTCGTCGCGGTCGCGGGCAAAGCACGAGGGCTCCGACTGCTGGTCGCGGAAGGAGCCGATGACGTTCTTTGTCAGGCGGCGGATGAGGTTGTTCTTCAGCGGCACGTTGCCCTGCTTCTTGATATACTGCTCTTCCGTCATGCGCACGCCATCGACACAGATGATGTCGCCCCACTGGTTGCCATAGTGGTAACGTTTGTTACGTTCACGTTCCTTTCGATACTGGTAAGCGGCCATGTAGTGGCCTTCCGCTTCCATCAATATCGCATGCCCTCGCTGTCGTTCCTCACTATTGATGGCTTTGGCTCTCTCTACGCTGTCCATGCTCTCCCTGCCCTTGGGCATACGGACACGGCTCAGACGGTGCAATTTTGTTTCTGCCATGATATATTCTTGTTTGTTTCGATACTATTATACGGACGGCAAAGATACGTATACGCGCATATAGGAGCCTTTTATCTATTAAAGTAGTTGACATTACCTTGCCATTATGTTGACATTACCTTGCCATTGCCTTGGTACAAAAAAAAGCGGAGCCTTGTGGGCTCCGCCTCGGTGTAGGGTAGGGTGGTGGCTATCGCTCTGCCATCTTCTTCTGGTGTTTCTTCAGCGCACTCTGTGCCTTCTTCCTGATGTCGATGGTTTCATCTTCGTCACGGATGATGCCTGTTAGGACGGCGTTGATTTCCGCATCGGCATCTATATCTTTGCCATTCTCTATGGCGTGGATAAGGTCTACACATTGCTTTCTCAACGCGGCCTCGGTGGCTTTCAGTTGTTTCTTCTCGGCCTCCGTTTCGGCTTCCTCGGAGAGTTTGTGATACTCCTTGAGGACTGGGCTATAGGCATCGATGATGAGATACTTGGTGTACTCGACATCGTTATTCATCAGGTCGATGTAGTTGGCACGCTCCACAGGCCCCATCTCGCCCTCCTTCTCCATCTTCTTGTAGGCTTTCAACCTAGCGTCGATTTTCTTGTAATCGTTGAGCATGTTGAAGTAGTCGTTGGTAGTCTTGCGGGCTTGGGTACGCTCATCGCCCTCTTTCAGCACGCGGCTCGCCAATGGGATGTTGCGCCATTCAAAATCTCGCTTGCCTAGTGCCGTCTCGGCGGTCTTCTGCAGGCGGTCATACATGGTGAAGTAGCCACCGAGGTAGCCTTTCATCATATACTCTATCTTGGCAGGGTTCACATCCAGCCATCCTTGCGTGACGGCATCTCCTCCCGTCTGCTCGTTCAACCATTTCGTGAGGTCAACTATACGCTGGTTGGCACTCTGGTAGGCGCGTGTCCACTGCGGGTTGTTCTCGTTCCATGGGGTTTCCTCGCGGTAGATGGGCAGACCAGTCCAACTGACATTTTTGTTGGCTTCCAACAACGGCTTGAATTGGCTAGGAATAAGAGCATGCCATCCGCCACCACCTTCCATGAAGTCGAGCGGCAGCACTTGGCTCAACTGCGAGACGAACTGCTTGCCTGCCTCCTCGTCGCTATAGCGTTCCTTGCCGGTCAGCATACCCGTTGCCAACTCTCCCATGCCATAGACGGCACGGAATTCGATGGGCAGAGGTATGGTAATCCACGGCATGTTCGTGCTCCAGCGGAAGCAGATGTTGCTGCGACGCACATACTCGGGCAGGTTGTAGTAACTATCCTTGTCGTCGTCGTCATCATCTCCTCCTATAATGGCAGAGATAATGGGTATGATTGCACCAAGGGAGAAGAGCGAGGTGAAGAGTCCACCTGCTGCTTTCCACGGATGGCTCTTTGATGCCTTGCCGATGTTGTGCAAGCCCTGCAAGGATGCGTTGAAGAAGACATAGAGACCTCGGCCTGCTCCACCAATGAAGGATCCAATTACTCCAAGAGCCTTCTGCCCCTTGGAGTTGATGAACTTGTCGCCTGCTCCTTTCTTGTTGAAGTTGACGCTGACCTCCTTGGCATCCCAGATGCTGCGCTCTAGGCTGCGTCCCATCTCGCGGCTTGTCACGAAAGCGGCAAAGCGCGCGCAATTCTCAACGCTACGGTTGGCGAGGTCGAATGCTCCACCAAGTGCTTTCCATGCTTTCTTGCTCATACTGCCCTCGCGCTTCAGGGCTTTCTCTAGATCTCTCTTCTGCTTCTCGATGTCGCGTAAACTCGTCCACCCCGTCTCGCCGCCGTTCATCATGAAGTCGTAGAACATGCGCTCTGTCTCGCTGGCATCACCATTGAGAATCTTATCGCGGAGATGTCCATTCTCCCATGTGGCGAAGAGTTGCCCCATGTGGATGGGGTTCATCTTGCCAAAGTTCTTGTGGAACTTGATGGCGTAACTAGGACTCTCTTTCACCCATGCCATAGAGTTGGTATAGATGGCATCGCGTAAGAAGTTGCTGAGCACGAATTCAGGGTTGCGAGTAGTGTAGAATGTACTTAATTGGCGGTTAATCCATTGCCCGGCATTCATGGCCTTGCCAAAGAATCCCTCGGTGAACACATCGGGGTTGGTGAGTCCGTTGAGGGCTTGGGCGGCACGAGGGTTGCCGTTGATGGTAAGAATGTAGGTCTTGCCACCACGCTGCACAAGCACTTGATGCTGGTTCATGTCTTTGGCCTGCAGCACACGATAGGGGACATCGGGGAGGTCGATACTTCTCTTGTAGTGTTCCGGGTCGCTCTTCGACAAGGCCTCCATGGTCTCTTCGAAGTCGGAAACCTTCTTCGCTACCACTTCGGGGCTGTCTCCGTCCTGAATGTCGGCATCAAAGTACTGCTCCCACTCGCCAGTGACATCGTTCTTCCTCAGCCACACGTCGCTGATGCTCACAAGGTCGCTGGGATGAGACTCGGCAAAGCGGAGGAAGTTCTGCTTCATGAGGTTTCTGTTGCCCTTGCGGATGGCGGCTTCACCGTTCAAGGATATGGTAGCCAACGGGTCATCAGCCTTGCTCTTACGTCCCTTGGCGGTCTTGATGGGTGTGCCGTAGCCTAGCGTGCCATCGCTGCCGAGGTAGGCATAGACCTCTTCGGCAACCTTGCTATCGAATCCCTGCAGCGGTATATAATATTGATACATGTCGCGTATCTCTTTATAACGCTCGGGACTCAGCATGCCGCTCTCGGCAATCTTGCGAAGGCTACTCTTGGTGGCATCGTTGACAGCGTCCCACAGGGCATCGATGTCGTCGGCATCATGACTGCCCTCGTACATGTCCACCATCAACTGCGCTGCGCCCTCTGCTTTCTCCACATCTTCCTCTCCAGTCAATGCAGTGAGACCGGCATAGTCACGCTTGCGAAACTCAAAGTAGTAGCCATCGGCCAGAGCCTCTTTCTGCTCCTCCCAATCCTTCATCAACTGCTGGTAGGTGTCCATGGCTTCTGCATCGAGGGGGTCGATTGGCATCTCGGGCTTGGGCGGCATGTCCTTCTCGGCAGCACGCTCTGCATCGCGTCTTGCCATCACCTCGTTACGCTCCAGACCATGCTTGGCCATCATGTAGTCCGTAACATCGTCATAGGCATCTCGGTTGTAATGTCCTCCCATCAGTCTGTTGACGGCTTTCACTATCGGCTCGTAGTAGTCTTTCTGCCAGGCATGCACCTGAGCCTCGCTGGAACTGGCCATGCGGTTCTCGGCAAGGTAGGCGTTCTCATAGCCTTTCACGTCCTCGATACGGAACTTCTTGTCTTGCTCCTTGAGGATGGCCTCGTAGAGTTTCTTCAACGATAGGGCGGAATCCTGCACGGCCTCGGTGAACTGGTTCACACCGTTCTGCATCATGCTCTCGTAGGTGTCTCGCGCTATGGCTCTTGGAGTATCGTCACCATCGCGGAACATCACGTCATCCTCGGATGCTCCTTCGGGGAGACGCTCGGCGATGCCGACGCGGAGACCTGAACGTACCAACTTGGGCAGGTTCTTGTCAATGTCGTCAGCCGGGAAACTCACGCTGCCGTCGGCGGCTTTCGGGATACCCAAGGCTTTAGAGACTGCATCGGCAGACTTGCCTACGGCCTTGTAGGTGTCACCATCATGGCCTAGTATTACCGCATCGCTCTGCTGCTCGGCGGCATCGCTCCACCATGCTCCTTTCTCCTGAATGTCCTCGTCCTGCTCCATGAGTTCTATCCACGGACGCAAGGCCTCTATGGCTCCCTGTATCTGCTCTTTCCTCTCGCCAGTGGCGTGGGGATATTCAAGGTAGGCATTCCTCAGGACGTTGCGAGCCTCTTCGATAGTGTACATGTCACCCTCTAGGCTCTCGACCCAATTCCAATAGGCGTTGTCCTTGGGGGTGTTCTCGGCATCGTCAGGGCGTTTCCTTTCACCTCCCTGACGCGGATGGGCGTAGTCGATAACTTCGTAGTCGCCCACCTTCAACTTGTCCTGCATCACCACGTCCTCGGCCTCGTCAACGAAACTGCGGAAGCGTCCCGGCTCGGTGAGGTTCTTGTAACTACGCCAAAGCAGGTAGCGGAGTTCGTTGTCGCTCAAGATTTCTCTGAACTTCTCGCCAGCGATACCAAGTTTATGCAGCATGTCGAAGAACAAAGTCTTGATCTTCGTCCACCATCCTGCATAGGGGCTGTTCTCGATGTTGTCATACTCGGTGTCCTCGGCTAGGCCTGCGAGGTATTCCTCGGTAGCGGTGCGGATGTCCCAATTCTTTTGCTTGGCGAGTTCGTTGATTCTCTTACGCACGTCGTAATCGGCAGCGGCATAGACGTTGCCTATGAAGTTGTCGAAGTTCTTGCCGAAGAGGGCACGCAAACCATGGTGTGCCACTCCTTCATGAAGTACGGTCTTCAGGATGTCGTCAACGCTATGGTGGTTGTCGAGGATGACGACGATGCGTCCGTTGCGGCGGTCGTACCATCCTTTCTTGTCCTTGCGCTGCTCACGCTGCTCTTTGGTGAGACCATCCACCTCGTCGATGGAGTCCACCACAGTCACGCGGTCGGTGAGGTTCAACTTGTCGATGAAGTCTGCCACACGCTGGCGGTGGCGACGCTCTTGGTCTTTCAGCATCTGGTCGAACTGCTTCTTGGTGTAGCCTGCACGGCGTGCCGATTCCAGAGCCTCGCCATAGGTGCGAGCATTAGAGATGCCATCGCCCTCGCGCGACATCGCCCAATTGGCATTGTTCTTTCCGTAGACCTTTGACCATGTCTTGCCCTTGTTCGGGCCGTCAACCAGTCTGCCAGTGTTGTCGGTCTCCACGAACTGCACACCCAGTTTCTCCAACTCGGCACGCACGGAGGGAGTGACCACGTTGCTAGGCATCACGGCCACCTGACCTTTGATTTGCTCGGCGATGCTGGCGGCGACCTCGCTATCGGGGACGATACGCACGGGCTTCGCCCAGCGGCTCAGGATAACCTCGCGAGTGCCGCTCAACTGGCCTTGGATGACACCTGCCTTCCACTGCTTGGCTCCCACGCTGTCCTTGGCTTTCTCAGCCTTGTAGTCGGAGGTGAGTTCGCTTTCGGGTACTTCCATCTCCACCACTACGAGGTTGGGTCTCGTCTGTGCCTCGCTGAACTGGTCGTTGAGCATGGAGCGGCTGGTGTGGATGTAGGGGTTGTAGGCGGCTTTCAGCGACTTGCCGTTGCCCTTGTTGAGGGTGAACTTGCCGTTGTTGTCTGCCATGTCGGGACGCTCGTCGGCCTCCTCCCATACACCGAGGCGGCTGGGCTCGCGGAGTTGTCCATCGCTCTTGGCACTCATGGGCGGGTAGAGTTCTCCATCAATGAGTTGCATGGAGCGGTAAACCTTTACCTTCGGCTCGGCCTCCAACTTGGCAACCTTCTCGCGGTCGGAGAGCGGACGAGTGCCAACTTCGGCATTGTCTACCACGTTGTCGCTCTCGGGGTCGAGGGAGCGGAAATAGATGTCGTTGTTGTCAGGGTCAAAGTCTCCATTGTTTTTGGTGGCACTCTTAATCTGGTTGGGCTCAAATACAACATACTGATTGTGCACTTCAAAACCGTCTTTGAGGTTCTTGGCTATAACACCGTCGTAACCTTCGCGCTTTGCTTGATTGATAAGTTTATTCAACTCCTCATCAGCGTTAACGCTCTTGCCTTTATAGTCCATAACAAGCGGATTCCTCATATTAAGGTAAACCTCATACAATTCTCCGTTTGCGCTACGACGAGCGTACTCTTCTCCCCATTTCTTGCTATCGGTGAAGAAAAAGCCCTTCTTGGCACTCTTGGCATTTGTGGCCGTCCCCCTCTTTGATTTGTCAAAAATCGAGAATCCTCCATCGTATGCACCATGATAAACAACAAGCGGTTTACCCTCACTATCAACTACTTTTGAAATATTTTTTGCAGAATCAAAAAATTGTTGTAATTTTGCATCAACTTTTTCGGCACCAATATTCGCAGTTGCTGGGTTGTTCCCAGTGTTTACACGAGGATTGGTGCTGAATATTTCTATATCACTTACTTGTGCTGAGTGTAGTTGATTAGGAATAATATCCTTTCTTTTAGTGTTGACCTCTTGTAGTGTAAATCTTACATAATATTCTTTACCACCAAGAGACACCTTACCGACATAATGATGATAACCCTTGAAATTATTATGAGACTTATGTCCATCCTTTGTAATTTCTGGCTCATCCGTCATAGGGATGCTGTTGTCAAAAATATCCTTTAATTTATGAATCAACAACGAATTATCAAACCCCTTATGGCCTAATATTTTGCCAATAGAAGTTTTTACCCAAACGGCTTTTCTTCCATCGTGTTTATTCTCTCCTTTTTCCATCTTCTCAACGATAGATTCTGCTTCCTTTTTTGATAGATGATTAAGCCCATCTAGTCCAATTGGGGTTAGGGATTCTGCCATATTTGCTCTTATGGCCTTCTCCCAATCTCCGAAGAAGTTCTTGAATGCATCGGTTCTTATCTGCTCTCCCTCCTTCTGGAACCGTATGTCGTCCCTGCCTCTCACGGCCTCAAGTGTAACATCTTTGCGATTCTCTGGAGTGCCGTCATAGGTGCGCACATCAAGACCAGCGTTCTGCAGGGCTTTGACAACATCTTCCGACGTCCCTTCGGGGACTATGGCAATGGCAAACTCGTCAAGCATCACAGGGCGTTTGAACTTGGTCTCGAAGTACTTCACGGGCAGGTCTTTCACCTCCTTCATGAAGGAGAGCATCTGCTTGGCGAAGTCTCCGTCCTTGTCGATGCTGTAGCCATACTCTTTGTTGAGGTAGCCTATGGGGTCTTTCTTGGTGAAAGCATCCTGCATGCGTTGAATGGCATAGTCAATGTTAGAGAATGTATTGTCGCTGATCTTTTGCATGCCTCCTAATTCTGTCGCTATATTCAGCATCTTATCGGTCATCTCATCCTGTCGTTTGTCGTATTCTTCTTCCGAACTCAGCAGGTCGCGATGTTTGCGGATGTCGTCTAGACTTTGCATTTTGTACATCAGGTCGGCTCTTGTAGCATTTAAAGATGTGCTATCAAGTGCATTTGCGTCTCCATTGTTGTTCATTACCATGCTGGCATTCTCCAACGTATTGGGCAAATATTTCCGCATGCCGTCGCTATAATAACCATTGAAGATTTTTTCCTCCACCCCATACTTCTCTTCCTTTTCTTCTAACCAGCGGTTGAAATCGGATATCATGCCTTCATTCTGCACCTTATTAAAGGCGTTATTCAATGTGGCGGCTATATTCAATTCCCCATCATTTTCAATCGCGATTTGCATCTTGCTCATGAAGTCGTTCACTGGCGATAGCGATACACCGTACTTGTCGATTTCATCACAGACTTTCTGAGCAATTCTTTGTCTGAATGAAGACAAAGTGCCATTTTCTAAAAGAGCCTCGTTTTTTTCTTTCAGTCTTTGGTACTGCTCAAGTTTCTCTTCAATGCTTACACCTTCTTCTTCTGCCATCATGGCAATGATGTCATTGCGCTCCTCGTCGGTCATATCCTCAAAATGCTTCTCTCCGTTGTTGGTAAGTTCAGAGAAACGATTGCGCTGCTCTTCGGTGTATCCGCTTTCATAGAGTGCATTCTCAGGTTCGATGCCCCTGTCTTTAAGATACCAATAGGCAAGTTTTTCGGAGTTTCTACCATCAAGGTGGCCGTCCCATGCCATTTTCAGTTGTCTTGTTATATCGCTATTGTCCGATACGGCGTTGACATCCTTGTAGTATGCATCTGCTCCTTTATCGCTCATGTGCTTTTCTACTGTCGGATACATAGATGTCCAAGCGTCTCCGCCATAAGTAACTGCGTTACGACTGCTGCGAGAGTCGATAAGACTGGATTTAGGTATGAGTGATATTTCGCCACCCTCGTCATGTATGCGTATTTTGGTATCAACAACAGCCATACTCGGGTTGGCAAAGCCACCTTGTTTCAATGCCTTCCTCAGTTTCTCCTCGCTGATATTGTGTGCAGCCATCAAGGTTTTCTCTTCGGCTTTCTTCTCTGCTTCTACGGGGTTGAATCCGTTAAGCAGGTCTCCCATGGCCATGTCGGCAAAGTCCTCGGCGGTCATGTTCTCAACTCCCTCCACCTTCCCGGCAAAGAGGTCGCGAGCCATCGACCAGAACTTCTGCAGGATGTCACGCAACTTGTGGAAGACCATAGCCACCTGCGCTTTCATCGTGTAATCCTTCTCCTTGGCGATGGCCTCGCGCATGTCGGCCTCCAGACGCTCTGCTCCTCGCTTGCCGCTGTAGTGGGCAAAGACCTCGTCGAGCAACTCGTCCTCGTTGGTGAGTTCGGGGTACTTGCCACGCACATAGTCCATCAGTTTCTCCTGACGACGCATCTCGTCTTTCAGACGCTCCCATGCTGCAGGGTTGACCTTGCGAAGGGCGGAAGTCCACAGGTGGGTGTATTCGTGGATGGGAGTTTCGGGTGTGGCGACACTCGGGTCGATATAGATTTTGCCGTTGAGAGCGTAGCCCCATACCTCGCCGTCCTCGGTGCGGAAGAACATCGGCTGGCCTTCCATGACGCTTGCTTTCATCTCGGGTGTCACGTCGATGGAGTGCATGACGAGTCCGTTGTCTCCGATGTTGGGCAGGTTGATGTCGGTGGTCTTCACACCCCACTTCTTGCCGTACTTGTCCATGAAGCGCGGCAGTATCTGGTCGTAAAAGCCCTTCATGCCCTCGCCACCTACCATCATATCTTCAACGTCAAATGAACGTCTACGTGATGTCAGCACTTCATCAGCAAGGTTTTTCCCTATAACATCAGACAAAGGCTTTCCAATAAAACCACTATACTCTCGGCGGTTCACATCTGTTATCTCTCCGTCTTTATTAACGGTAAGGGATATTGTTCCTCCTGTTTGTGCAATAGTAAGGTCGATATATGTTTCATCGGTATTTTTTCTTTCTTTCTCTATCTTATTAATAACATTACCGATATTGTACCTTTCCGCCTGCTGCTCGCCCGTAGTCCAAGCCACCTTGTCGTAACCGTTCTCGGCAGCATAGCGGAGCATGCGCTTCATGGCCACCTCGTGCCAGTTCTTCTCAAAGGGAGCGTCGGGAACACCATCTCTGTTTTCATAAGCGTCGCGTAGCCGTTGTGCCAGCTCGGGGTTGTTTCGTTGAATGGCATTGGCAATGTCATAGGGGTCTCTCATAACCCTCTCTGTCGACACATCGTATGCAGCCGCCACTTCGTCGGCAACAGCCTCAAACCTCTCTTGTCCGCCATACCCCTTCTCTCTTCCCTCCTGGTGGCGCTTGCTCTGTATCTCGTCGATGACAAGGACGCGGTTGCCGTCGGCATCGGTAGTTTCTCCAAACCTCACCCACACCACGGCACGACCCTCTCCGGCATCGCCAAAATGTATCTCGTCTCTCTCGTTCCACGGCTCAATGCTCTGCACCGTCAATGCTATCTCGCGCTTGTTGTCAAGGAAGTCGGTGGTGTAGTTAAGGCGGGTCTCGTTGATGTCATTCTCGTTAATGCCTAAATAGTACTTTGCTGCTCCTGAAATATTGCCTGAGTAATAATCCGTAACTGGCTGCAGTCCATCTATACCTGTTTCAAATGCTAGTTCGAAATCGTCTCCATACTTTGACACCATCTCCGCCATCGCATACTTTTCGGGGTTCTTGTATTTCTCATAGCGTGCTGTCAGAACATCGTTGCGTCTTCTGTCACCCTCGTCTAGTTTGTCCATCCACCCCTCTCCGTACTTCTCCGTCATCTCGTCGTCGAAGGCAACAAATTCGTGGTTCATCTTCCTCTCCTCTTCGTATGCCTGCGCCACAAGCCCATCGTATTCGCTCTGCAGTTCTTTCATTCTTGGGTTTTTGCTGTAGTCGCCATTGTTGGCATAGTTCACCTCCTCAATCTCAATCTGGTTTTCGCGGATATAGTCCAGCACCTCCTGCTTGGTGAGGCTCTTGCCCTTATGCTCGTTGAGCCAGTCGCTCAAGCCTATCCACTTGTCCTCGCCAGCCTTGAGACCACCGTTCTTCTGCAGCATGGCCATCCACTGCTCAGCGGTGGCTTTCTCCTGCTTGATGCCCTCTACGGCATTCATGGCGTTGGAGTAGAAGGTGGGCTTCATCTCTGGCACATAGTCGCCGTTATCGGCCTTGTGGAAACGTATCTTGTCGATAATCTTGAGGTCGTTCTCATCAAAGATGACGTAGTTCATTGCTCCGTCGGAGCGGCCACCACTAAGGTATTTAGCAAGGTAGCGTATTCCTGTGTACCCGATAGTGTGCAAGAAGTCGCTCGCGGCCTTTTTACTACCAAGCAGTTCTTTCAACTGATAGTAGAGTGCCTCCCCTTTCATATTACCGAAGATGTCCACAGACTTTCCGTTTGCATCGGTGAAGTGCTTGTATGGGTAGCGTTTCATGTTACTGTCAACAGCCTCGCGCTCCTCCATGGACATCCCCATAGCGGTAAGTGCATCACTCAAAACCTTCTCGTCTTTCTGCGACATTTTATCCCAGTCGAGGTATCTGACGTTTCCATCGTTATTTTTGCTTTCGAAGTCTTCTTTGAACGGCTTCATGATTTCTGCAGCCTCGTTGTCACCCACAAGGTGGGCGATGGCGTACTCAATCTGTTGCATCGACATGGCACTGCGCTCTATCTCCATCGCAAGATTATTAAACGGATTGTCGATACCGCTCTTCTCCACTATTTCATTAGCGATATTGAAGTTCGTTGCGTCGGCTATCTTGTCGTATATCTCGGTGGCAGACAACTGACCTTTCTCTATGGAGTTGGCTAGCGAATCTATTCCGCCGGGCATCCACATTCTGCCGTGCCTTTCTCTAGCGAGCGACTCTTCCGGAAGTTCTCTCACCAATGCTGCCACATTTCGGCGGCTTTCCTTGTTGATGGTGTGGAATGCATGCCAGCGCTTGGCAATGTCATTAATCTCGTGACCTCTAATAGCGTCGGCAATATCCATACGCTCGCCCTTGGCTACAGGCTTGTCGTAGTTATAACCAGTGTCATTAGGTATCTTTACCTCATAGAGGTAGTGACTTCCATTGTCGCCAATCTTCTCCGCATAATGCTTACCTATATCCTTCACTTGGGTGACATAGGTTCCCCATCCGAATGCCTGCGCGCCCTCGCCTTCGCCCATGTGCGCATGGTGGTCGAAGCGGTCAAAGTCTGCACCAGTTCCATGCCATACGTTCATCAGTCGAGCCAATGCTCTGTACTTATCGAGCATACGCTGTCCTTCTCGTTTGGCGGTGGTAATGTCCACTTTCGCGGAGCGTATCAGGTTGACAAGACCGTTGACCAATGCTTTCTGCATCTCGCTTACGCCTTTCCCCTGCTCGCCTTTCTGCTTGGCAAGGTAGTTGCTGCCACCAAGGGTGAAACGCTGGCTCAGCGGCACAACGTTGCCGTTCTTGTCGCGAGCCACCACATTGGCACTCTTCAACGAGGCCACATGCTTCCTGCGGTCGGCAGCATCAGCGAGACTCACCACAACACCTTTGCCCAAGGCCTTGATGCAGGCCTCAGCGGTATTGCCAGTGTCCACAACGTTGTCTATGACGATGGGGATTCTGCCCTCCGGCAATTGTCCCTCCATGCGGATGCCCATGTTCGACGAGGAGATAGGCTGTCCTTGTCTCTTGGCGTCGTATTGGCTAGCACGCTGCTCGCTACGTAGCACATCTGCCACCGGTGCACCTGTGCGTTCTGCGATGGCGTTGGCTACGTCGAGCATGTCGGTAGCCGTTCCGCTATGGCTGGGGGCAGGCACCAAGACGGCATTCTCGGGGATGAGGGGAGCCAAGAGGTCTGCCACCTCGGCAATAACCTTCGGGTCGCGGCTCTTCACACCTCTCGCCAGTCTGTCCATACCTCCACGATACTTGCCTGCGGCCACATAGGGGGTCATGCCGTTGCCGATGTTCTCTCGGAGGGCGGCATCGAACAACTCTCTTGCTTTGGCCTCGTCTCCGCTCTCAACGGCCTGCAGATACTCTGCATCGCGCTCTTTGAGGTAGTCAT